CTAATTAAGGTATATTTCAAGAATGTTTTGTTGATCTCGCACCTTGATTCGCTCAAAGATTGTGTTGATATGCAAATTGTAATTGATAAAAAAGCAGGATTTGCAAAGGTTAACCAATAATGAAAATGAAAAGGTCAGAACTTAAACAACTTATCAAAGAAGAACTCGAAGCCACAATGGATGAGGGTCTTCTTGATCGAATGATGGGCCGTGGTAAGAAAAGCACATTACTTTATATCCCAGAACAATCTATTCAGGAAATTAGATTTGCTGCAGAAACTCCAACTGAGCCTCATAGAGCCGAGGGTTATGTTACACTGTTTCCCCCACGCGGTGGATCTGCTGGTACAAGTGAAGAATCTATTTTTGTCGGTGTTCAATTGTATGGCGATGGAGATAGCGAATATGAAGCCCGTGAGAAACAAAGAACTTTAAATCAGATAAAGAAACTATACAGCAACTTTATGTTTAGTGATCCAATGCAACCCGGCGGATTCGCTAAGATTTCGGCTGAAAACTTAGCCAACACAATTCGTTTAGATTTTAGATCAAAAGCCTTGAAGCGGGCAGATAAGCAAGCATTGGATAAAATGGATGCCGAAGATCGCGCTAAACTGCCACAGAGGCAACGTAACCAAGGCTATCAATACAACGAATAGGATATAACAATGTCTAACAACGATAATAACGAATTTGATTTTCTGCCTCCCGCGGAACCACCACCCTCCTTCAATCAGGAGAAAGACCACTATCACGAAGAAGTAGATGCAGAGGATTTTGGAATGGTCGAAGATTTTGGATTACAGATGGAATACTCTGATGAAGATTTACTCCCAGAAAATACCGCTCCTTCTTCAATTAATGTGGGCTTTGTTGGTGTCGGCGGTGGAGGCAACAAAATGGCGAATGCGTTTATAGAACTTGGATTCAATAAAACGCTACTCGTAAATACAACAGGCAAAGACATTCCTAAGAATGTAGAAGAGGATCACGTTGTCCTTATCCCAGATGCAGACGGCATCGGAAAAAACGTAGATTATGGAAAAGAGGTTTTAAGTCAAAATGGTGCAATTGTTGAAGATGCTCTCCGCATCAAACTGGGGAAAATTGATTGGTTATTCGTCCTTGCTGGCGGTGGCGGTGGCACCGGTAGTAGTGTCACTGCTCTTCATCCTGTATTTGAGCGCTACCTTCGCTCTGTTCAGGCTTCTGGACGAGTAGTCTATATCACCTCATGGCCTACAGCACAAGAGAACTTGAACCCTACTATTGCTCGTAACGCACTTACATTAGCAAACGACGTGGCAAAACACCCGCACATTATATTAGATAACGAGCGTTCAACACGTTTGTTACGTGGTAGAATTGGTATGTTGGGGATGTACCCAGTTGCAAACACGCAGTTTGCAAAATCTTTTGCACAGATACTGAAGTTATCAACAGAAGATTCACCAATTCAATCATTTGATTCTAAGGATTTAGAAACCTGCCTAGACAAGACCGGTCGTGCCTTTTTGGGCTCCACGATGATCAAGGATCCTAATACAGGCAAACTTGGCTCTGTTATTTTACACAACTGCATGAATCGTTCTGCATGTCCTCCGCCCAAGGGTAAGGCTGCTGCAGGCTCTCTTGTGCTTGTGGTTTCGGAAGAGATGGTGGCTGACCCCAAAGTTAGTAAGAATATTGAGTCGGCAATCGCTTATGTCGGCGGTCGATGCGAGACACTTTTCTCAGGTGTTTACGTCAGAAAGAATGTGCCTGGATTGATTGCGATACTAAGTATGAATGGATTAGCGACATAGGAGATTATAATGGCCAGACGCAAAAACACAAAAAGAATTGACCCTCGTTACTTTATGGGCGAGAAGGCAGAAGTTCTAAAAGAATCATTGGTTGATGATATCATTCAGATTATTAATGACTCTCCCTATAACTTAGATGATACAGAACTTGCATATGAGATTAAGGAAAAGTTTCCACAGTCAACCCCTGATCAGATTTATAAAGCCATGAATGATGAGAAGTTGGATCCTTATTACGATTCGATTAATAGTGTCTACTCAAAAATAAACGAAGAGGGCCAGACCGTCGCTGAGGGTGATTGTGGCGAGGGTAGCATGGCCCGTTCACAACTTGGCCGAACTGCTGAGTTAGCCCTCATGATTCAGCAGATGATTGATGACGACAGCGATCTTGAAGAGTGGGTGGAATCTAAAATCACTAAGTCGCAAGACTATTTATCCTCCGTTTTAAATTATATGCGGGGCGAGCAACTGTCCGAAAATGAAGAGGACGAAAAAGAAATACTTGTAAGAGATGAGAGAGGTTTGTCCGTAGCCAGAATGACGCTTCGTCAAATTAAAGATAACTTGCAAGAGAGACTTGCAGAGGCCGCTATGGAAGCGAAAGAGCAAGGTACATATACCCATCTTAATAGCGGCATGATACAAGCGCTATACAGGACATTGAAGGATTTTTATAAATTATGAGATTAACGAAAAAACAATTAAAGCAGATTATTGCAGAACAAATTGAAGGTGATGCAGCCCTGCTTGACGCTATTATGTCGCTTGCTGGAAAAATTGATGACTTAGACGTTAGTATTGATTATCTTGCTGGAGCAGTTACAGATCAAGATCCATTTTCGGTTGGTTATTCCCAAGCCACATCGGGTCGCCTTGCAAAACCTAAAGCCGCCAAGATGAATGAAACTGAATTAAAAGATATGGTTGTTGAAGAATTGAACAATATTATCGATGAAAATATGTTTACTAAAATGAGAGCAAGAATAAAAGATTTAACCGGGGGAACTCCTGACCGAGACATGATGCGACGTTTACGCCCCAACACTGAATTGAAACAGATGTGGAAAGACATGGGTGGCAGACTTGATACCTCCGATAAGGAAGCCGTCAACAACTTTGTTCAACGCGCGAACCTTGATATTGATGCCGAGAAGTATATGGCAAATATTGATTACGCTCAAAAGAGTGAACAATTGGGCCGCACGATTTATTCGCTTGTAGATGCGATAGCATTGTCTAACAAAACTGAAGAGAAAGCATAGCAATGTTCAGTTGGGTCGAAAGCGTTAGATCGTTTTTCTTCGGTCCTCGTTCTCTTGAAGAGATAGAAAAATCTTATCTTGACAAACTTATTAAGACAAACACAAAATATCCAGATAACGTATGTGGTTTAATAGAATCTATCACCAAACAGGGTTTCAGGGACATCGAAGATGATTTGCCGCCATCAGATTTAATGGTGGGAATGTTTGATGCATTACCGTGGATAAATTTTAAATACCCTAAGTTATTCGAAGCCGGCGGGTATTATGAAAAACTGACTGGTGATTTGCACCGTCTTTTTGGATGGGGAAGACTCATTAGGATACCTAACGTTGCCTTCAATCCATCTGCTATGGGTTGGATTGTAGCACAAGACAAATTTATTAAACAAGTTAATAGTGAATCGTGTACATTGGAGTCTGAAAAGGCTCAAGCGTTTATGGACTACTTGATAAAAAACGCTAAAAATGGTATAGAGTAAACTAATTATTGTACACTTGGAGACACTATGATGGTCAAAGCACAAGCATTTATAGATACTTGGTTAGGAAAATTGACATCTCGTAAATTAATGGTTTGGGCGACAGCAACATACCTTGCAGTTATAGGTACCCTATCAAGTGAAGATTGGGTCATTATATCTGCAATATACATCGGCGGCCAAACAGTACTCGATGGTATTGCAAAATTAAAAGGACACAATGGCTAAAAAGGCAATACTTGAGTTTGTGATAAAAAACTGGAAAGCAATTTTAATTGTTGCACTGTCTTTGGTTATCGCAGCAAAAAGCCAATACGACTACAGGCTTATGCAAAAGGCTTATCAAACTCAGGTAGATTCAGCCCAAGCGCAGATTGAAGGCTTAAAACAAATCCACAAACAAGAAATACGTAAAAAGCAAATGTTAATGGAGCAGCACATGGAGTCTATTGCAGCAATTGAAGCCGAGTACGAAAATGCTCTGGACATGATCGAACAATTAAGAAATGATAAAAAAGGTGAGTACAAGAATAGGTTTAACAAAGATAGAGAGCAACTGATTAAAGATATAGAATCTAAGTTTGGTATCGAATATGCTCCTTAAATTATTTTTATTACTGACAACCACCGCCGCCGCATCGCCGGAGTTTACAATATTAGAGTATAAAACACCCGCTCCGTTTGCTGGCGTGTTATTTAACGAAGATGCATTTGCTAAAATTATGGCTGATTATGACGTCGCCGTATTTTCGTGTGAGGCTGAGACAAAATACCAAGTTGATACAGTGATAGAAGAGTACGAGTACAAACTTGAAAATTTAAAAATTGAACACAAAGCCTTAACAGATGAGTATGATTTGTTTATAATGCAAAAAGATAAAGAAATAAAAGCACTTGCGACATCATTAGAGAAAACATCACCAAGATATAAATGGTTTTGGTTTGTAGGCGGCGTTGCTGCTGGGACTGCTTTGTCATATAGTGCATATAAGGTGTTTAATGAGTAATAAAAATCCTGATCGCATTGCAGCAATTGAAAAAGCGATTAAAGAAAAGTATGGGGCCGATGCAATTGCAAACCCTAAAGCATACTGGGACGAGGAAAAAGAAAAAGAGTATCTTAAACAGATGAAAGACTTTTATGCTAAAACTTCTAAAAATTCTGAATGGGAAGATAAAATTGACGTAAATGGTATAAAGGTTAGCAAAAAACTACTTAATAAAGAACCTCGCAAAAATTGTCCTGTCTGCGGAAAATTTCCAAAGAAATCTATGGATGATGTCTGTTTAGTCAAATTTGATTGCTGCAATACCTGCTATGTCATTTATGTTGAACACAGAGAGGAGCGATGGCTAAATGGTTGGAGACCAGATTTAAACAAGGATAAAAAATAATGGCAACAGTATACGATATAGTCCAAGGGCTTTCACAGGCCGCCGCAAACGCATATGATGGCGCTTTGGATGAAAATAATGAACCACTTAAGATTGGGTTAAACAGAGAGGATGGTGACCCTATTTTAGATAGAAGAGTGATGGACGGCTTTAAGGTTCGCATTGCCGGCAACATATTGCATCTCACTTACATGTCAGAAGTACAATTAAAACAAGTACACCAAAACGGCTTTGAAGATGAAGTTGTGGCCACCATGTCTGAAGTAGTCAAGTTCCTCAAGAAAGAGTACCGCAAGATTACAGGCGAATCTGTCACACTCTCTGAAGTTGAAGAGCCTGACATTAAAGTTGAAAATGTTTCCAACGTGAGATCATTCTTAACAGCAATCCAAACGTTTACAGTTGGTGGTCTCGAAGAAGCCATGAACAACGAAGACGGCAGCAAAGCCCCTGACGCTTACTGGGAAGACTTCATGTCTCAAGGTGGATGGACTGGTGATGGCGGAAAACGTCCTGAGAACGATACTAGAAAGAAGGAGTCGTAAAATGAAGATAAGTATTGCCATCTTAGAGCAGATTATTGAGGAAGAACTTGCTAAAGTTTTGCAAGAAAATCCAAATGATCCCACTAAGATTAAGACGCAAGCCACATCAACGGCTGCTTACAAATCTGATGCTCTTGGCAGAGTGGCTGCTGCAGATGCAAACTATACTTCTATTGAAAAAGGCTTTGTTACGCAAATAGAAGATTTTTTATCTAAACTTGCTGCAACGCCCGGCGTCGACTTACCTAAGTACAGGCCCCAACTGCAAACACTTTTAAAAAGATTGCAGGCCATGGTGGAGCCAGATATCGAGCAGCCAGCCTCTACAGACAAACCCCAAGCAGGAAAATAAAATGAAAATTACTCAATCACAATTACATCAAATCATTTTAGAAGAATACATCAAGGAAGAAAACCTTACCGAGGCAGATCAGGAAGAAATTGAAAAACTTTTAAAACAAATTCAAGGGGATAAATATCGCTCACCTGAGGAGCGCGACCCCAAAAGATTTAAAACAAATGACGGCGAGACTGCTGCAATGGACGCCCCGCATAAATCTATGACCCCAGATACAGGAGTACAAGATGTAGACGTACAGTCCCAGATTGCACAACTTGTAGGTGGTATGGATCCAGACGACGTAGCGGCATTGTTTCAATCTGTATTTTCTGGACTTCCCGGCGTTGAAATGCAAGATGATGGGCCTGGACCACCTTCACTCTATGGTGATCCAGCAGATGACGGCAGATCTCCAATTACGCTTGGTCCGGTTAGAGAGGGTTTTGAACTGTCAACTTTAAAGACTATGATTAGAGAAGCCCTTAAAAATGTATGAGTTTTGAACTTACCAAAAAACAAAAGTTTCAAGAAATTTTAAAGTGCGGTAAAGATCCTGCATACTTCTTGAAAAATTACGCCCGTATATCTCACCCGATGCACGGGCTAATCCTTTTTGATACTTATGACTTTCAGGACACCTTGCTAGAGGATTTCAACGACTATCGATTTAATGTGATACTTAAAGCAAGACAGTTAGGAATATCAACAATTACAGCAGGCTATATCTCATGGCTTATGCTTTTTCATAAAGATAAATCTATTCTTGTTATGGCAACTAAGTTTGCGACAGCAGGAAACCTTGTAAAGAAAGTTAAGAGCATTATGAAGAACTTGCCAGAGTGGATTCGTATTGCCACTATCTCAGTCGATAACCGAACGTCTTTTGAACTCTCTAACGGTTCTCATATTAAGGCTGCTTCAACGTCTGGAGATGCAGGTCGTTCTGAAGCGTTGTCTCTTTTAGTGCTTGATGAGGCTGCTCACATTGAGGGCCTTGAAGAACTGTGGACTGGTCTTTATCCCACACTGTCAACTGGTGGGCGATGCATTGCACTTTCAACACCTAATGGTGTTGGTAACTGGTTTCACAAAACCTGTGTTGATGCTGAAGTTGATTCAAACAACTTTCACCTAACAACATTGCCTTGGGACGTACACCCAGATAGAGATACAGAATGGTACAAAAAAGAAACAAAGAATATGTCAAAGAGGCAGATTGCTCAAGAGTTGGAATGCAACTTTAATACTTCCGGTGAAACAGTTATAGATTCTGAATGTATGGAGTGGTTGCTTAGTAATGTGTGCGAACCAAAACACCGAACTGGTTTTGATAGAAATTTTTGGATCTGGGAAGAGTTTGATTCAACATGTAACTATCTTATGGTTGCCGATGTGGCCCGCGGTGATGGAGCAGATTATTCTACTTTTCATATGATAAAGTTAGAAACGTTACAGATTGTTGGAGAATACCAAGGAAAGCCCACCCTAGACATGTATGCAAACATGTTAAACCAAGTTGGTCGAGAATATGGTAATGCGATGCTTGTTGTAGAAAACAACAACGTTGGCTATTCTGTTCTTGATAAATTAATTGAAGCCGGCTATCCAAATTTGTACCACTCAATCAAATCAACGCACGAATATATTGAACAATACCAAGCCGAATATAGAGCCACTGCAGTGCCGGGCTTTACTACTTCTTCTAAGACTAGACCCCTTATAGTCGCGAAATTAGAAGAGTTTATCAGAAATAAACTAATTACGATATATTCTTCTCGCACAATAAACGAGATGAAAACTTTCATTTGGAGGAATGGCAAACCACAGGCAATGAAGGGCTACCACGATGATTTAATCATGGCACTCGCGATCGCTTGCTGGGTTAGAGATACGGCAATTCAAAACAGCGCCAGAGAGTTGAACTATCAGCGTGCTTTTGTAGATGCTATAATAACATCAAAAACAACCATGAACACACAAATCAAAGGACAAACAGGCTACAAAAAAGACAACATGTTTGATAAACTAAGTGAAGCAAAAAACCTGTATAGTCAATACAAGTGGATTATAAAGTGAGAAATTAAATGGCAGACAAGAATTCAAACCCAAAAAACAACCAATCCCAACTGTTCAAATCTTTAACTAGATTATTTTCAGGCCCGATTATTAACTACCGGTCTCAGTCTGGTCGCAGAATTCGTAGACAGCATCTTGATAAATTTTCTTCAAGATTTAAATCTGCATCTGGTCAACAGTTCAAGAAGGCTATGTACAGCCCTATGGATCAGATTGGAGCAAATGCGATTGCAAATCAAAAGAGATCAGAAAGATACGTTGATTTCGATCAGATGGAATACACTCCTGAGATTGCTTCAACTCTCGACATATATGCCGATGAGATGACGACATATTCTGATCTGAGACCGATGCTAAACATCAACTGCCCTAACGAAGAAATTAAAGCAGTTTTGGCAATCTTATATCAGAACATCTTGAATGTTGAGTATAATTTGTTTGGTTGGTCCCGCACTATGTGTAAGTACGGAGACTTTGTTCTGTATCTCGATATTGATGATAAGTATGGTATTCAGTCCGCTATCTCTTTGCCACCTCAAGAGGTTGAAAGACTCGAAGGTCAGGATGCTTCCAACCCAAACTACATTCAGTATCAGTGGAACTCTGCAGGTATTACTTTTGAAAACTGGCAAGTTGCTCACTTTAGAGTTCTTGGCAACGATAAGTATGCACCTTACGGAACATCTATCCTTGAGCCAGCCCGTCGTATCTGGCGTCAATTGACTCTAATGGAAGATGCGATGATGGCTTACCGTGTCATCCGCTCGTCTGAGCGCCGCGTATTTAAAATTGATGTCGGTGCCATACCCCCGCAAGAGGTTGAGCAATTTATGGAAAAGACGGTGACTCAACTTAAAAGAAACTCTGTAGTCGATCCTGAGACAGGAAGGATTGATTTACGCTACAACCCGATGAGTATCGAAGAAGATTACTTTATTCCTGTTAGACAAGGCTCCGTAACAGATATTCAGAACCTTGCCGGCGGCCAAAATACCACACAGATTGATGATGTGAAGTATTTGAGAGACAAATTATTTTCAGCACTTAAGATTCCTCAATCGTATTTGACAATGGGCGAAGGCGCTACTGAAGACAAAACAACTCTTGCACAAAAAGATATTCGCTTTGCGAGAACAATTCAAAGATTGCAACGAGTTGTTATTTCTGAACTTGAAAAAATTGGGATTATTCATCTCTACACGCTCGGTTTTAGGGGCGATGATCTACTGTCATTCAAATTGTCTCTTAACAACCCATCTAAGATCGCGGAACTTCAAGAAATTGAACATTGGAAATCTAAGTTTGATATTGCAGCAGCATCAACTGAGGGATTCTTTTCTCGTCGTTGGGTGTCTGAAAATATTTTTGGCATGTCGCACGAAGAGTTTATTCGCAACCAAAGAGAGATGTATTATGACAGGAAGCACGATGCCTCATTACAACAAGTCGCAGAGGCCTCAGCAGGTGGCGCTGGAGGTCTTGGCGGAGGTCTTGGCGGAGGTCTTGGCGGTGACCTAGGTGGCGGCCTAGGCGGTGATCTTGGTGGCGGAGACCCTCTGGACCTCGGTGGCCCGGCAGCCGCACCTACGGAAGCACCAGCCGGTCAGGCAGACGCACCCGGACCCGGCGGAGCAGATACTCCCCCAGGAGATGAGTCTGCATTACTTACAGTCCCACCTGGCTCAAGACCAGCCAGTAGACTTAGTAAATATGAAAAAAGTTCATATTTGAGAAAAGATGGTGTCAACGATAAGCGCCCTGCTGGTAAAAGAGCCCAGTCTTACGCATCGATAGCCACCCCAGAAACCAATACTCCAAGAACTAATAATTTAGGTTACTCTGAATTATCATCCCTTGCGAGAGGTACTTATACAGAACAGACATCTATATATTCTAATAGAGAACTCAATGAAGAGAAAAAAATATTAGAAATGAGTAATTCTGTTAAATCATTAATTGATGTTTTAGATAAAAAAGAAAAACTACTGACGGAGCAAAAAGATGAAACACAATAAAAAAAGAAACACAGCGCTTGTTTTTGAATCACTTGTTAAAGAGATAACTGCTGCGATTATTAAAGGTGATACTGAGCGTAAAGATAAGGCTGTTTCTATTGTCAAAAAACACTTTAGACCCGGTAGTTTTTTGCGTCAACACTTAGAATGTTACAAGTCTTTGTACGAAAATCAAGATTTATCTCTTGAGATGTGCGAGAAGATTTTAAAAGAAGCAAACATCGCTAGTCGTCTAATCGACCCGTCAGGGTTGTTTAAGCAACAGACTGCGTTAATCAATGATATTAACAAAGAATTGGATCCAACTGTATTTAACAACTACGTGCCGAACTACAAAACTCTGGCTACAATAGATCAAATTTTCAATGCGAGAACCAGCCCCAAGACAAAGGTAATGTTGGAAAATCAAATCCTTGAAAATATGAGTAAGAAGGCTGAAGGCGAAGAGCAGACACAGGTTGATTCTCTGACACTCACAGCGTTTATCAACAAGTTTAACCAAAAATACTCTGAAGATTTGTTGGATGAACAAAAAGAGTTGTTAAATTATTATATTACCTCGTTCGTCGACAACGCTCTTGAACTTAAAGTATTTCTCAACGAAGAAATTGCAAGACTAAAAACACAAATTGATATAATTGATGACGGCGAACTGTTGCAGAAGAAGGAACTTATTTCTGAAAAACTTAACTCGTTTAAGTCTGCTGACATTGATGATAATGTTTTGTTAACAATCTTAAAGACTCAGCAACTTGTAAAGGAACTTGACAATGGCAGTAGTAATTAAAGTAGGCGCCGGCGCCAACAAAAAGAAAGTTAGACTTGAGATGGATTTACGTCGTTCTATGAACGGCGATTTAATGATTTTTGATCATGGAGACATCGATATTGTATTGTCACCTAACAAAAAGAAGGTTTACGCTTTTCCTAAAGAGACAATGACCGACTTAGTGTACGGCGCTCAAAACAGATTGTTTGCCTGTTTAAGAAAAAAAGGTATCGTAATTCCTGAATCTATTCAAGCAGGTGCCTTCTACGGCTCTTTTGAAGGTCAGTTAGAAGAATCAGTTGACCCGGATGCCTCTTCAGCAAAAATGGCTTTAATAAACATACATAATTTTATCGAAGAAGAGCGCCCCTACTTTGAGCAAGTTGAGGCTATTATTTCAATGGAAGACGATCACGTGCTTGATCCAGACAAAGAATACTCAACTGAACTTGGAGAAGTGCCACAGGCCGATCAGAAAGGCTCGATTCGCCCGGGATACATTAGAGATCCTTATGCGTACAATTATCTGTACACGATCTAGAATATTATTATGAGTGACATGAAACTAATTTTTGAAAACTGGGACAAGTTCATTAATGAACAACTTGACGCGTGCCCAGAACAGCCAGTAGATATTGACACATTTTTGAGTGGTATCGAACTTGCGATGATGGAACCCGAAGTTCAGAAGAGTACGATTGAACGGTTGAAGAGGCAAGGCCAAAACGTACAAAAGTTAAATAGCATTGTGACAATTGGAGGCCTCGTTGCTGGAGTTCCAGCAGTCGCTGCTTCTGCTCCCGTTTCTTTGGGCGCTGCACTCGTAGGTGTATTTGCCAATGTTATTAACGATGTACAACAAAAAAATACAAGCGCTAAAACAAATAATCTTTTGCGTCTTTTATGTATAGATTCAGCGCTGCTTGCCACAATTGATAACGACATCGAATCATCGTATTTACAAAATAGCGATATTCAACAAGAAATTGAAGATTATATAAAGGCTGCTAGAGAAAACGATAGGCCCGACCCGTTACCAGATTTTACAGCACATCTTGTAAATTGGTTGAATACTGACGCCAATTCCCCGTACGCGCAACAAGGAACACCGGGTCTAGACACTGACATAGTTGTGAGGAAATAATGGAACTTTTAACATTCGTACTCTGTGCGTATGGTCTTACACAAATAATAGTATACGGTAAGGTATTTAATAAAATAAGACCAACCGAAGGTCGCGCTGGAGAATTATTCCGCTGCCCAATGTGCATGGGCTTTCATGTGGGATGGTTTTTATTGCTACTTTCTCCGTTCACAGAACTATTTAACTTTGATGTAACCGTGGCCAACTTTTTTATTATGGGTTGGCTATCGTCAGGAACATCTTATGTACTTAACATGATTTTTGGAGATGAAGGAATTAAACATGAATACAAACAATCAAACCCAGAGTCCTGCCACTTGGACAAACAAGTGGATGCTTCAGCCAGTTAGGCGTTGCTGCAAAGGGTCTTAACTATGGGTAAACAATTACTTAGAGAATTTTATCAACTTTGTGAAGGTGGAGTTTGTCAAGATTTATTAACTGAGTCAGAAAAACAATTTGTCGCTGAAGGCGGGATGATGTTAACTGGCGTCATGCAGATGTGTGGTGTTAAGAACGGCAATGGTCGTATGTACACAGAGTCCGTGATGAAAAGAGAAGTAGGTAAATATCAACAATTGGTGAAGGACCAACAGGCTCTTGGCGAACTTGATCATCCACAAGAAGTAGAGATATCTCTTGAGAGAGTATCGCACAAAGTTACTGAGATTTGGATGGAAGGCAACAAAGTCATGGGCAAGATTAAAGTGCTTGAAACACCTGCCGGCAAAACCCTTAGAGCATTAGTCGAAGGTGGCTGCTGTATCGGCATTTCATCCAGAGGAACTGGTTCACTTATTGAGCGTGAAGGTGTCTCTATGGTAGCCGAAGACTTTGAATTGGTTTGCTTTGACATGGTGTCTACACCATCAACCCCCGGCGCTTTTATGCGCCCTCAAGGCCAGACACAAATGCGAGAAAGTGCAGAATTAAACGAAAACAAAGTTGATAACCTGATTGAAGATATTTTAAACGGATAAATAATGAAAAAAACAGATTTGAAAAAAATAATAAAACCACTCGTAAAAGAGTGTATTCACGAAGTCTTATTGGAAGAAGGGCTTTTATCTAATGTTGTGTCTGAAGTAGTCACAGGTCTTGGTGCTAATACAATTGTTGAGCAGAAGCCGATTGCCCGCGCACCAATACAGAAAGAAACTGCCCCCCGTAATAACAAACTTAAAGAGCAAAAGCGTTCACTTTTGGATGCCATCAATAAAGACGCATACAACGGTATTGATTTGTTCGAAGGTACAGAACCAATGTCAAATTATGAAGCGCAGAACCAGCAGGCTGGTGCTGTTGATTTAGGTAATCCAAACGATTCCGGTGTTGACATTAGTTCACTTATAGGTGTCTCATCCCAAATATGGGAAAAATTAAAGTAGGTAATAATGAAAAAACAAGCACAAGTAATAGTCAGAAAAAGAAGACCAAACGAAAGCAATGAGAGATTAATCAGAAAGTTTTTAAAAAAGGTCAAAAAAGAAAGAATTGTTGAAGAATGCCGAGACAGAAAGCATTATAATAAGCCCTCTGTTAAGAAGCGGATCAAAAAAGAAAGAGCAGAGCGAGCCCGATTGCGTGAGCAAGCAAAAAAACTTAAAGCACAACAAAGGCGCGCTAGAAAAAATTAATGACTATTTATAATGTAATTTAAATTTCTAAGGAGTTTTATAATGGGAAGTTGGAATTTAGAGCCGGGACTGAACCACGTCGGCGCCTATCAAGTTAGTGGTACACCGTGGGCAACGGGAAGCCTTAACTGTAAAATAGACGCACAGCCTATGGAAGCATGCATTGTCAACTTTCCATATGTGACACGGTGGGTAAAGATTATCAACAAAGATGACTCTAACACATGCAGAGTGGGGTTTAGCATCTCTGGCGTTACAGGGTCTTTTAACTTTTTCGAGGTTGGAAAGGCTTCTGCCGCAGGTGTACACTCAGACAGCGGCGTTTTAGATCTTAAAGTAGGATCAATTGTTATTTCAGGTTCAACCAGCGTTGATGTTGTTGCTGGGTTGACTAGCATATCTCAGAATCGCGTCGATACCGACTTAGGTCCGAACTGGTCAGGCTCAGCAGGAGTAGGCTAGATATATGGCAACCTTTGGCTGGGCATATGTTGACTGTGCAGACTCCGGCGGCGATGGTGCTGCTGCAGGACCGACTGGGTCACTACAGTTTGTAACTGGTGCCAGTGGCCACACGACAGGCTCGTCTAAACTTGTATACTACACTGCATCTTACGGAGAGCATACAGAGCCATCTACATTAGTATTGTCCGGTAACATGATTATTACCGGTACTATTAGCGCGAGTGTTTTTAATTATGAAAACATTTCGATTATTGATGCAACAGGGTCAACGTTTTTTGGTAACACTATCGATGATAGACACTTCAGAACAGGTAGTTTGGCCATCTGGTCCGGCACCACCGCAGTTTTAAGTGCTAGTTCCTATTCTAAGCAAACGTTCGTTAGAGGCTTTGGAGGTAACTACACCAACGTTACGAGCAGTCACTATACCGCATCCACTGATGACTATCTTCTCGGCGTTGCAACACCCTTTACGGGCGGCGCCGCACCCGTTAGAATCACTATTCCTGACCCAAGCACATATAGTGCTGGCGCAATCTTGGTTATTAAAGATGAAGCGACGAACCGCGGCGGCTCAAATATTACATTAACACGATCAGTAACCGAGACTTATACATTTGATGGTGACCCGTTTTATGTACTGACTGGTACCATGCCAGCAATTAGTTTGTATTCGAATGGAAGCAATTGGTTTGTCTTCTAGTTAATAGAGGAGGCATGTAAATGGCTTACAACAACATGTCGGGCACTGTGTTCTTGCCTGCAGAACTTAGACCTCGGATAGATATAGCATATGCTAACATTCTATCAGGTAACTTAAGCACGTCTGATGCTGCCGATGTTATTAACGTCCCTCGTGTATCTAATGCTACCAACAATGCAATCCTTACAAATGTAAATGGAGATGCTAATAACTTAGTTTGTGAAAGCAACTTGACATTTGACGGCGATACACTGGCTGTAGTTGGAGAAGTCTCTTCATCGTTGAACATATCTGCTTCTGCTTTTTACGGCGACGGCAGCAACTTAATCAATGTTAGGGCAGATAATGTAGTTGCTGAAGGACCCACCAACTCTTTACAGTTCCATGATCCCTCGGATGGCGACCTAACAGGCTCGATCAACCTGACATTTTCTCAGGACTCTTTATTCTTAACTGGTGGCTTGAATATAACA